TTAATAATCATCCGATCCCACAGCGTGGGGCATGGATGGGGCAAACTCACTCAATTTCTGGTTGAGCATGAGTACCTGGTCCTGGTTATTTTCAGCCATCCAGGATCCGTAAACACGGTAAACCATTTGCGCGTCGGTGTGGCCCATTTGCTTCGCGATGAAGTTCGGGTTGGCACCGGCCGCCAAGGACCAGCATGCATACGTGTGTCGGGACTGGTATGCTCTGCGATAGCGAATCCCGGCGCGTCGCATTGCAGCCTCCCATGACTGGTTTATCGACCCCACAGCGTAATGATGCCCGGAACGGCCATTGCGCAATCCTTTTTGTGGGTTAAACACGAATGTGCACGGATGCACTTCTGTGCGACCAAATTCTCGCAGTTTCACCTCTACCTGATACTGCTTACCCAGGCGGGTTAATTCGGCCTGGTTCTTCAGCACGTCTATAGCTGGCTGAATAAGGTTGATGATGCGGTTTGTTCCGGCCTCCGTTTTTGGAAGGGTGAACTCCTTCGTCAACGTATGGTTCCGGCGGATCATCATCGTGCCGGCTTTCAGGTCGATATCTTCCCAGGCCAGCGACACCAGTTCGCCGTGGCGCACTCCCGTGTATACAGCCAGCGACCACATATTTTTCAGCTGCTGGTGACTGCAGGCGTTGATTAGCCTGACAAACTCGTCGCGGGTAAGCGGATCAGGCTCGCAACGTGAGCGCTTGAGAAGGGCGATCCCGGTAAACGGGCTAACCTTTACATAACCGCTTTCAGCAGCGAATTTGAACATGCCAGCCATTGTCTTCATGTAGTTGTTGACTGTTCTGACTGTTCTGCCCTTTACAGGCGTACGATGCCCAGCCTTCAACGTCTGATAACCGGTCAGCAATTCCTTCCTGATAAACAGCAGGTCTTCCTGCGTCACCGCAGAAACCAGCCTGTCCACGCCGATCCGTGGCACCATATTGCGCGTTATAGATGTATAACGAGACATCGCGTTGGTGCTGATCTCCATACGCTTCAGTTCAAGCCACTTGTTCGCCAGTTCGAGCACGGTGATCTCCTTGCTCTCTACCCCAAACTTTCTCAGATTCGGCGAGTCAGGGAACTGAGCGGCATAGTTGAAGTTGCCAGTCTTTATCGAAAAGCACACCGACGCGCGCAGCTCGCCAGCGACCTTTCTGTTTTTTGGTGTATCCGGCACACCGAGACTTTCACGCACTCGGCTGCCTTTATAGATGAACCATATGCGGAGCGTCCCGCCGTGGTTCTCCACGCCTGTTGGGTATGCTGACTTAGCCATTATTCCCTCCTGACGTCCAAGAGCCCGCTAAGCATAAACGGATCCTCATTGGCGCGCACCTGGCTGTTTCTTTTTGAGGCTTTCAACCCACTGGTCGATCGCTTTGTGGTTATACAAGCACTCGCTGTTTTCTTTAGGGATGCTGTCAGGCGACATATGGACGTATTCCCTGCCGCAGAGCCAACTTTTCTTGCGGGCCCGCGCTATCGTTCCCGGGCGGAGTCCTGTCATTTTCACAAGCAGGTCTTCTGTCACCCAGTCGCTGGGCACGATTTGAATGATTTCGCTCATGATCGCTCCTATGACATCGTTTTATAAAACTGCGGCTGGTCTGGCGTGGCCGCGCGCAATTCGTATTCGTAATGGATCTGATAAGTGCCGCCGTCCCATGCAACATAAACCCGCGCCTTATCGTTTTCCGGCTCCAGCAGGCTTTCGACCATCCCAGTCAGTCCGCCGTTTTTCTTCTGGACTATTGCGCCCACATTAAAAGCAGCCATTGCACACCTTCCGGTTCGTGAAGAAATGAGATGAGAGCGCCCAGCGCCATAAGTGCGGCGATGAGCCAGGTCATGGGATTTGATTGCATGGTGAACTCCCAAAAAGACTGCCCTCACAGTGGAGGGCAAAAGGGATAACGTGGCAGTGCTTTCGCACCCAATAGCCAGCTCATAACTGGCTATAAGTTGCGTCAACGCAATAAGCCAAGGTCGTAGTTGAGGTTCTCAAGGCATTCCCTGTCCTGTTCAAGGCAGTAATCCCACAATTCCTGATCAGGCCATTCCCGAACCAGTTGCCATTTCCAGCCACCGTCATGCTTCACTCGGCGGACTTTTCGCTTAACTATGGCGTCCTGGTCGAAAATCACTCCCCAACCTGAACCAATGCCATTGCGTAGCACATCCAGATCAACCTCGATAACGCGGAAAAGCTTCGGTAGCTTCGGTAACTCTTCAATGCGCATAGCATCTCCTTACGCCGCGCGCTGGGCACGCAGCTTCTTCAGGTGTTCTGCTGTTTCGACTTCTTCGGCGATCCGCTCGGCCTGTGCTTTGGTCAGCGGTTCGAATTCGTGCTGAAAGCGGCCCATGCTGGCGATGCCGCGGCGACCCTTTCTGGTGTAGTGGACGACTTCGTGAGTGGCGCGGAGGATTTTGCAGGGCGCGCCGTGGGGATCGGCATACCAGGTATTAGGCTGTATTATCCTGAACATTGGCTGACTCCTGCATCATGAGGAAGACAATCATTGCGGCACGAAGTGGGTTGTCATGGCGTACTCGCTCCGTTTCCCAGCCATAAGCTGGAGAAGCGACCCAGCCACCGCCATCCTGTGGCTCGGCGAATACGTCGAACGCTAGGCAGATTTTCTTGTCAGCGATAATCGACCATGCGTCTGCCGGGGCGTTGCAGTAGTCGACCCAATAGCTTGGTAATTGCCCTGTGATGCACGCACATGGTGGTCTGCTTTTGCTTTCAATTACCGTGCTTTCAGGATGGATTATTGCTGCCACTGCCATATTAATTTCCTGGTCACTCATCTTGCTGTAATCCATCACTCCTCCCGCTTGTAGATTGACCAACCGGCGATTGCATCGACCCATCGTCGAGCCTTTCTTCCGCTTCCATCGCATCCCATCCGCAGAGTTGCCTGGCTGCCAATCACCTCAACCACCTTGTAAAAGAACCCACGCGGTGACTTCCAAATTTCTCCAACCTGAAAGCGCTCACCTTTGCAAATATCAGAACCCATCATGACCTTCCTTGTTTCTTCCGTAACTCGACAATCTCAAGGCATGCCACACACATCGTGCATCCCGGATACGCTTTCCGGCGCTCATCAAGTAACTTGTCACCGCATTCCTCACAGTGCGTTGCTGATACTGCTGAGTGGTTGAGTCTGTGAGCGGCTACTGCCATTTCTATTCGCTGCTGAGTTAGCTCGCTTGCAGCGTCAATGGTATCTGGTGTCATAGTCAGTGCTCCATGAACTGTCGGTTAATACGGTTGAAGGTGAACGCCAGCAATAAAAAAGGCCGACTAAGCGACCTTGTGATTAGTGCCTTCATGCTGCACCGCCTTCATTCTTCTCGGCTTCGACCGCCATCTGCTCAAGCCGTCGAGATAGCTCGGCTGCCAGTGTCTGGAAATCTTCCTCAGTCGCCACCGGGATCGGCACAAAGCGAATCCCGATATGCGCCAGGTGGTGGGCAATTTCGAGGCTTTTCCTCAAATCAACGGGCGAGGCTCGGTTCATGCGGCGCGTTCCTCTTCCTGGAAGATAATTTCCATTTCCAGCTTCTCGGCCAGGGCATTCTCCGCTCGGGCGCCAGCTGATTTTTCCCAGCCACGCAGCATGAAAACAGCATCAGCACAGCGAAGCATTGACAGGCAGATGTCCATGTACTCAGCCTGAGTTAATCCATCCGGGAGCAGTACGGGATTCAGGACAACATGACCTTTCGCCCCGAGAAAGACATGTGCATGGTTAAAAGCGGCGCGGTTAAAATCAGGTAGGCCGCTCATTGGCCCGGCGATGTATATTTTCACTATTCCACTCCGAAGCGGCGATTAAGCCGCCCTGTACGGTGGATCCGTCACGATAGCGTCAACGGAGTTGTCCGGCAGCGTTTTCAGAACGTCCTCGCAGCGCCCGACGTGGAGTTGATAGGTCATGCCGCCTCCTGCCTTTCCCGATATTCCTCAGCCAGGCGTTGCGCCTTTAATGGATTGCTTACCACTTCACCCCATGGCATTAGCCAGCCGTTACCAATGAAGGGAAGGCACAGTGTGCCAACCCTGATGTCGTCGTGAGCGTGAGTCATAGGATGGACTCCATTTCGTCGATGTAGAGGCCCTGGGCAATCAGTCGGCGACGACGGGCGGCACGCGCTATGCACTCCTGTCGTCTACCTTCCTGCGATTGCTCAATGGCGCGCCGGGTGAACAGGCGCGATTTACCTTGCGGCGTCACGACCTTTGGCTTGCTGGCCAGGCTAAATTTCCGGTCGCAGATGCCGTCTTCGTTGAGCCATTTCTCAGACTCAACGATCTTCGCTATCTGTCCGGCTCCGCGGGTAATGCCGTTGGCCACCCGGTTAAACTCAATGAGCGTTACGCCGAACTTCTCAGCGATTTCGCTGCCGGTCACCGGGCGTCCGCGCGTCTGAATCATCCAGATAACGCGCTCACGGAGACCGGAGAATTGCCCGGTTCGCCCGGGCCTGCGATAGAAGGGAGTGCGTTTCATTCGAGCTCCAGTATGCGGCGCTTGGTGTCCGCAACAAGTTCGAGGAAGTCTTTTCGGCGCGCGCGAAGCCGGGCTATTTCTGATTCACATTCGGCTGCTGTAAGGCGATAGACGATGAGCTGCTTACCGTCCGGGAAGTCTGAGCAGTAGCTGACGAAGTCCACCCAATCCCTGCCAGAGCAATCAAGGTGACCGACCAGTTGCCATCTGTATGCCGGATCGAAGGAGCCGCGGGTGAGAGTGGAGTAGTGAGTGGCGGCAATGACCGACTTAATCTCAACGAGCCCGTCCTGCCCAACGAGGCCATCGGGGCTGTCACCGTAAGTTTCGTGATCAAAGAACCCGCCGTTATCCACGTCGACGAAGTTCATCTCTTCGTAGAGCATGCGGGCAATTGGCTCCTGTTCGTGCCCGCGCTCCATGTGGTCGTTTGAGAAGCCAAACTCAGACTTGCATCCCTTAATCTGCTCCAGAGCCAACTGAAGTGCGTAACGCTTGGCTGGTTCACCAAAAGCCTTTCCATCGTTAGCCATAATCAGGCCGAAGTTGGATGCGGTGGCCTTACCCAGGCGAAGAGTGTCCCACTCTTCACCGTTTTGCTCGACGTCGTGCCAGATCATGATGAACACTCCTGCTCAAGCTGGCGGCGATGCTCTGGAGAAATGTCCATTCTCGTCAGCACTGCATCAAGGTTGCCATCGCGCTTGAAGGCGGCCTTAGCGTTATTCCATGCCTGCGTTTTTTCCGGCGAAAGCACTGGCTTTGTGACGCGCGCCGGGCTTAGGCGGAGGCCTTCAACTGATTCCTTTCCGAACCGGACATTTTTATCGACGTAAACAGTGACCTTCACGCCTACCCAATCCTCAAGGAAGGGGGATCCAGTGATGCTTTTCAGCATCTTGCTATTGGTTGCATTCAAAATCATCGGCTTAAGCTTTTCGCCAGGGCGCAGCTCGCGCTCTTCAAAATAAGCAGTGTTAAAAACGTCTTTGGATTTTTTTGTTTTGTCGATTTCTAACGTTGCCCGGGCGATCGTCAGCACCGTAGGCTCAACGATGTCGGCGCTGCTCAGGTAAGGGGAGTCAAAAGCTTTTCGGTAGTGAGTTTTAGATTCAGACATTTCATGCATCCTTAAAACGGGCAGGGAGCTTGTCGCTGCCATTCTTCTTCGGCCCGGGCATATGCACAGGCAGAAATGTATTCGTTGTATGCCTCTTCGGCCTTTTCTCCGATAAGCGCAAACTGAGCTTCCTGAGGCAGGAACAAATTACTCATCTCCAGAGGTTTCGCAGGGAACATGGCAATCAGTTCTTTCGCCCGGTCGTCGATCCACTTCTCTTTCTCGTCGTCGAGTTGCTGTTCAACCCAGCGCCGGTCTTCAATACGGTCGTAAGTGAGGTATGCGTTCATGGCTGAACTCCTGAAATTTGGATGTGCAGATCCCGCCCGCAGAAAGCCAGGCCGATCGGTTGAATAGGGGGTTAGGCTGTTTTTCTATGCCACGGATAACCGATGGCAACCTTCATTTCGTCGTAGGCTGCCATCCACATGGCGCCATCACCGATAAACAGGGCAATGGCTGCTTTGCTCTGCGCGGCGCGCAGCAGGTGATGATTGATCATGCCTTCACCTCAACCTGTTTCAGGAGGCCAGCGATATGCATCTGCCAGCGGTTCAGAGTCAGCTTGTCGCGTGGTGCCGATACCGACGTCAGCTGCCACTCGTTATCGTTGAGCTTTTTGGCGGTGTACTGCTTGCCGTTGTGGGTGACTGTCATCTCACACCACCTTGAATAAGAACCAGCCCATACCGCACACAATCAGGCCCACAATGGTTATTGCGGAAGACATGCGTACATGGTCAATGGCTAGTTTTGAAAGTGGCTGGCGATGCTCTTTTTTCGTCAGCGAGTTGATTACTATGCCAAGCAGAAACGTCCCGACAAACCATAATGCGTATATCTTTAAGCCCAACTCCAAATCACTCATAAATCCTCTTGGCCTTATCGCGGCGAACGGAACGGTTAATACAAGACTTCAACGCATTTATTCAGTGTTTCAATGGGCGGTGGATGGCCGCCGGTTGTCATAACTTGAGTCACTCGTAAATGACTCCAGGTATGAAAAAGGCCGCCTACCTGGCAGCCTCAACTTGAATGAGTGCCGGGGTATTTATCCGCGCCCGGCGCGCGCTTTCCCGCTATTCCCCAACAGCAAGAAATCGCTTACTCTTTAATCTCCCCAACAGTAGAAAGGATATATTCATGCAAACCATGCGGACCGTGTGCCCTGACTGCGGAAGTGAGATGTTCAACCAGCCCGATGATTTTGACTTTGAGACAAATTTCACCGGCGTCAGTTGTGCTGACTGTGGTCGCGAAATCACTAAGGACGATGTTGTCAATCAGGCCACGGACACGGTCAAAAAACAGCTCGACGACATGCTCAGGAATTCCCTGAAAGGAACTGGCTGGAAGTTCAAGTAACTTTAAAAGCTCCCCAGTCTGAGTAAGCACCTCGCTGGCGTCTACGTTAAGCAGTAGTGGCGCCGTTTTTTTATCTGACATACACACCCCTCTGTTTGTTTACCGTCAGCCCCTCGCAAAGAGCTGCTGGTAAAGATTCCCCGATGTTCGGGAACTGAGCAGCAAACCATTCCGGTGCGGAGTCCTCTTCGTGTGTTATACCCGCCACGCGTTACACACCTGCCTCAATCCCATTGGGCGCCATTTCAATTTGCCAGGAGCGCTCCGGGTGATTTGCTGCTTGACTGAATTCTTAATGAGCAGGCGACTTGCTGTCCGCCGCTGGCTAACTTCGCTCAGCTGTCGATGTTTCGTTTCGATGGGTTAACAATACTAGCGGTATTAATATATAGCAATACCGCTAGTATTAATAAATCTTTGATTAATACTAAGAGTATGAATTTGATGTGATTTTATTTTTGTAAATACCAGTGCTACGCTTAAAAAAACAGCAGGAGGGATGTGCATGGTTCTGGATGAAGAGCGTATAAGCATGAAAATTCAGGCGATGGGGCGGGCGGTCATGGAGTTGTCACTGGCTGATTTACCCATGACCCAGCAAAACATCATCGACAAGCTGAAGCAGTACCGGAAGGAAACAGGAAACGTGATAGGGAAGGGAGCTAACAGGGATGCTGCGGAGTTGGTGAGGAAGGGGCAATAAAAAAGCCCGCACGGGCGGGCAGGTAGTGTTGCGATAGTTATTGTTATCAGCTTCAGGCTGGATAGTTATCGGCAGAATGGGGGATAGCTTTATGGGTGGGCAATAAAAAACCCGGCGCGGTGGCCGGGTTATGCTTGGATGCGATGCATTATTTTTCTTTGAATAGCATTTATATCAGACATGTCAGGAGCAATATCATTGGCCGCAAACATTAGTCGGCTTGAGTCCTTTTTGGGAAGTTCAGATAGGTTAGAGCATATTGCTATTGAATCGAACTGATCATTATTTGCTGATAAATGCTGCAAAGTAATTGTGGTAAGCCTGGCTTTATCTTTGTTGGCTATACCAAACAGATACAAAGGTCTTTTTGAGTTTGTTTCTATTTTGAAATCAATAACATAGTCTTGACTATTAGGAACATTGGCTTGATAATTTTCTATCAAATTATCAACTCCTACAATATTTATTACCGCTTCTTTAAGATCATCATAGAAGCTAGATTCCGTACGAGTCTTAGTCCACATTCCAATATCATATAGCCTTGTAATGCCTTGCCCAAACCTGAAAAGATTTCGCATCAAGCTTTGTGCATCTGACAACAAATAAATCTCACCATCATCATCATTTAGCCCAGATTCTGAAAGCAAAGCTTGGTACAAATTTCCTCTGCTACCAGTGAGGATTTTGTTGAGGTCCATTTCATAACTCAATCGCATCATAGTTGTTCCCATGTCAGTAATTTTCCATCCAGCTGACTCAGGTTTTAAATAGGCAACTATAACGTCCCCATCACGGGCGGTCATAGGTAACGTGACGGCAACCATACCATGACGCTGAGTAACGTACACCGAGCCACATAAGCTAGTGCAAATTTCTCTTTCAATAGCATCAAGGTCAATTGTCATCAAACATATCTCTGGTTGTATCTATGTCAGGTAATGTTAAGCCCATAATTTTGCAATCGCCTACTAAGCATTTTAGTGCGCCATTACAATTGTTGTATCTGTCTGTTGCAACTGCGAAGTGTTCAGGCTTTCGACCGAGATCTATATACCTTTCCGTTGCTCTATGCACATGACACTTGTAGCTTACGTCATCACCTTCAAGTGGGTTTTCATGGGGGTGATCACATCCGTTATATCTTACGAGTGTCACCGGTTCTTGACCAGGTATTTCTAGTCGTAATCCGCATGAAAAATTATCTGGCAATATCGTATTTTGTCTGATGTATAACGTGTACTTTCTTTTCCCATCAGATGACTCAACATCATAGTTTTTTCGTTTAGATTTGCGTTGTTCCACCCATCGCGCGCGCGGGTTGGTTACCACTTTAGCTTCACTTATAAACTCTTCAATCTGTGAATCTGTTAATGAGATATTGTCCATGTCTGATTAATTTTTCTTAAATTAAATCAATAAAATATAGCTTGCTAACGCTACGAGCTATACCCCACCCAACCCACCTTACCTACTCAAACATATCTCAGGCCACCTTTACCAACTATACGCCGACCAAAACACCTTGCCGATCAGACCAGCCGCAGCTTCGTCTCTACAGCAACACCGATAATTCGACAGTTACCATTCACCGCTACCAATGGCCACTGTGGATTTAAACCCTTCAGGTACTTCTGCCCACCATCGATCACCAGCTTCTTAAAAGTCGCCTCGTTAGAATCGGATAGCTTTGCTATTACCAGACTGCCGTTGATTGCCTCGCGCCCAGTATCGAAGAGGACAAAGGTTCCTTCTGGGATGCTAAGACCCGCCGGTGCTGTCATTGAGTCACCATCAACCTGCAGCCAGAACGCCTCCCCCTGAATGTGAGCATCTGATTCAAGCCAAAGGTCGATATCTTTAAGGGTGTACGGCTCAACAGCTTCGCACCATGCTCCTGCCTGCACCTTGCTTATAACTGGGTATTTTGAGCCAGGTGAATAATGCCCTGCGAAAGAAGTATTTTCCGACGCCACCGAGCTCATATCAGAGATATCCTTCGCAAGTGACGGGCTGAAATCAGAGACACTAACCCCAAGAAGCCTGGCAAAGACCGATGCTACCGCTGTATTTAAGGCATTCCTTCCATTGAGGTAATGGCCGACGGCACCCTGAGAAATGTCCAGCGCGTCCGCAATGGATTGCTGAGTAATACCCAGTTCTTTTTTCTTCGCTTCGTAAAGGGCTTTTAAACGCTGTGAATCAGCCACTTGAGCGGGGGTGAGAATCTTTTTCTTTTCCATTATCAGATATTAATACCAAAGCTCATATTTTAAAAATACCGCAGGTATTGCTTTATGTAATACTTCTGGTATTGTTTGGTTATGCACTCAAAGGAGCAACCACATGAAGATTTCTTTAGCTGAGTTTGTTGGCGAGGTAGGTCAGGCCAAAGCAGCTGACGCTATCGGTGTACACCAGACGGCAATCAGCAAGGCAATTAGGGTTGGGCGTCAGATTTTTATCAACCGACTGCCCGACGGGAAAATCAAGGCTGAAGAAATCAAGCCTTTCCCGCACAGCAAAACCCCGTAAGTACTACCGCTCTTTAACAACATGGAACCCAAATTTACTCGGCTGATTCGTCAGCCGACTCAACAACTTATTAAGGATTTTAACTAATGGAAAACACAACTACCCGAAACAAAGCCCAGGCTCGAAAAATTGAGTCCTGGATCCTGAATCAGATTGCTATGAAAGGCGCCTCAAACGTGGCCAAAGCGATCGGGATGGATAAATCAGGCATTACCCGCTGGAAAGAAAACATGCTGCCTAAGCTGGCGATGCTCTTAGCGGTTCTGGAGTGGGGTGTCGTAGATGACGACATGGCGAGACTGGCAAAGCAGGTTGCGGAGATTCTCTCAAATGAAAAGCCCCAAACGAGCGGTAACTCGTTCAGGGCTTAAGTCACTGTGTTACGCCAAGTAACGGGAGTAAGTATGTCAAAAACTCGCAAAAAGTACCAGGAAAAAGAGGAACGTCGCCATCCAGATTCACCAGATGGCCTGGTTGTCGCTGCCTCAAAAAACCGGGCGTTCGCTGAGCGCTTCGTTGGCATGGCAAGACTGGCACTGATTCAGGCAGGGGTGAAGCATGGGCGTCGTTAAGCATTTAGCAGACTACAGGCCGCCGCTGGAGGTCGTGGAGCATCGTGTGGCGCAACTGGAAGATGGGTTCACTCGCGTCGCGAATGAGCTTCTTGATGCCGTTATGGCTTCAGGTTTGAGCGAAACTGAGATGTGCATTGTGCTGGCCGTCTGGCGCAAAACATACGGCTTCAATAAAAAAATGGATTGGGTCAGCAACGAGCAACTTGAGCAGATGGTTGGTAAGCACCACACGCATTGCTCTACTGCCAAAAACCTGCTGATCGGCAAGAAGGTATTCATTCAGGAAGGCCGCAAAGTGGGCATGAATACCAATGTTTCCGAGTGGGAAACGAAGGTTAACGGATTCTGCAAAACATTAGCTAAACCTGCTAAGAAAACCTTAGCGGAAGTTGCTAACAGAACTAAGCAGAAGGTGCTAACCACAAAAGACAATAATCAAAATACAGAAAGACAAGATCCCCCTAAATCCCCCAAGGGGGAAAACTCACTCGCTCAGGAGGTGATGGATTACTTCAACGAGCTTACAGGAAGCCGCTGCGCTGCCTTAGCGCCTTTCGAAAAAGCGCTTACCACCGTGAAGAGCAAAGACCAGTGCTACACCGCTGAAGAGCTGAAACTCGTTATCCGCTGGGCCCATGTGAACTGGGGTCACAGCTTCAAGCCAGAGAACCTGTGCCGTATGACCCGCTTTGATGGATACCTGTCAGACGCCCTGATATGGGCAGATGGTCATGGCAGCAACCCGAAAGCCTGTCCGCACGAAGAGATCATCAAGCTCTGGAATGAAAAATTCCCTTCGAAGGCCGTTTCGCTGCATGAGTGGAACCGCCGCCGTCCGGCCTATCGAGACCTGGAAGCTGTGTGGAACGGCAAAACCACCCAGGGCAACTGGCGAGAACTGAAGCACATGGGAATGGCCTTCGAGCTGATTAGCAAGTCTTCCCTGTTCGGCACCAGAGGCGATCAGCCATGGCTGACTCTCGACTGGATACTGAATCCGAAGAACTGGGGATCTGTCTACGAGCAGGCCATCAACGAGCACCGTGAGCGCAAGGGAGTCAAAGCATGAGCCGTTTTATTGATTTATACGTTGAGCAGGCCGTCATCGGCGGGATCATGCTCGCAGCGGGCCGCACAGACGGCGTTGACATGGCGACTGACGCGATTGAGGGGCTGACTGAGGACCACTTCACAGCAACGCCTCACAAGGTGGCTCTGCGGTCCTATAAGCGCCTTAACGAATCCGGTTCGAAGATAGACCTGCTTACGCTGACCAGCGACCTTGAGCGACTCGGGGTGCTTGAGAGTGCGGGTGGTTTCGCTTACCTGGCCGAATGCAGCAAGAACACACCGTCGTTCGCGAACCTTGCCTCGTACTGCGAAAAGTTGCGGGAAATGCATCTCGGCCGCCGGATGACCCTGGCGCTACAGGTAGGGATCCAGAAACTGTCCGAACCATCCAGTGAGGGTATCGCTGACATCATCGGCAACATACAGGCCGATATCTCCGGTATTGAGCACAGTGCTGACTATGGAACCGAACACATCACCACCGGGATCGACATGTCGTTAGAGACCATCCAGTCGATTATCAGCGGTGATATCTGGAAGCACAAAACCGAGCTTGGCATGGCAACCATCGACAGCGCTTTTGGCGGGTTCAACAACACCGATTTCATCGTGGTTGGCGGTCGCCCGGGCATGGGGAAAACCATGTTCAGCACCACCGTGACCGAGACTGTCGGCCTGAAAAACAAAAAGCCTGTGCTGTTCTTCAGCCTGGAAATGCCAGTTGATCAGATCTCCGAACGTGTCGCGTTCCACCGGGCACGGGTAAGCAAAGAGGATTTACTCAGCAAGCAGAGCGGCGTGATGGACGGTGCCTGGGGAAAGGTCGGCCACTGCATGAAGGATTTCATCGAAGCCCCGATCTATATCAACGACAAGCCATCCCTCAGCGTTCATCAGGTGCGAGCGGAAGCCAGGCGAATGAGCAAAAAACTGGGTGGACTTGGTGTGGTCATTGTCGATTACCTCCAGAAGATGCGCATGTCTGACCCTGAGAACATGAACCGCAGCGTAGGGGAGATCGCCACCGGCCTGAAGAACCTGGCGAAAGAGTTGCGTTGCCCGGTCATCGCACTGGCTCAGCTTAACCGTAAGGTCGAAGAACGTGCTAATAAGCGCCCGGTCGCAGCTGACCTCCGCGAGTCCGGTGTTATCGAGCAGGAAGCCGATGTGATTTTCATGATCTACCGGGATGAGAAATACAACCCGAACACCGAACTGAAAGGCATCACCGAAATCATCTGTGTGAAGTCCCGCCATGCGCCGGGGGCAGAAAAGACCTACCACTTCAGCAGCCGCTACTCAGGCCTGGACCCGGTAGATTTCACCTACAGCGGCCAGATGCAACAGGAGGCTGACTATGAGTGCTAAGACGATGAAAGGCAAACAGGCAATTCTGCGTTATCTCGAAACGCACCGGACCTTCACTGCGAAGGATGTGGCCACAGAGTGCGGCATGACCATCAACTGCATCACGAAGAACGCACTCGATCTGGAGCGGACCCGCAAGATTGTGCGCGTGAGCAAGGTCTGGCGAACGGTGACTTATCGCATGGCGACACCAGAAGAGCAGGCCGGTACCGCGCGAAGCTGTACCAATGGGATATTTCAGGAGTGCCGCAACAGCGCGGCGATGAAGCGAGTATTGTTGGTTTGGGGGAGGGAAGGGGTATGAGCAATCAAGAGTTAACTGAAGTTATCGTAACAAAGTACGCGCTTTCAAGTGGTCCGTTTAAAATCATGGCCGATGTATCACATGGCGGAACAATGGCTTCGTACAGGCTTCCTGGGTGCTATTTAACGACTGCTCACGGTAAGGATTTTTGGCTGAATGAGGCTGATGCTTTAGCTGATTGCGAGCGTCGTCGACTGGAGAAAATAAAGTCTCTTGAGAAGCAAAAAAAGAAACTCGAAAGCATGACTTTCCTCATTGAAGGAGCCGCCCAATGAGCAACATCGACAAACAGGCGCTGCGCGAAGCCGCCGAAAAACATGGAGATGACGACATCCTGGCCTTGCTGGATGAGCTGGAAGCCAAAGATAAGAGGATTGCAGATTTGAAAGGGGCGTTCAGCATTGCATTGTCTGCTGCTGGCATCGATGTCCCCGCCGCAGCCGGTAAAGGAGAGGCATCATGAGCACTATTACAAAAGAATTCACCAAAGAGCAGTTACAGCAAATTATCGAAACTGACCACGTTCAATGCGGTGAGGCTTCTTCGCTGGCGCGCATCGCGCTGGCATCGCTCGAAGCGGAGCCTCGCGGGTACATAGATGCAGGCACGCCGGATGATGGGATCAGCATTCTCACTGAGAACAAGCTTCTTAAAACTGATATTGCGCTCTACACCGCCCCGCCAGCGCCGGTATCTGTGCCCGCTGCGATGGAAATGGATGATGACTTTGACAGCGCGTTTGAACACGGAAAAGCTGTTGGCTGGAACGCCTATCGCGCCGCCATGCTTCAGGGTGCCGATCGACCACAAAACGAACCGCAAAATATTCCGGAAAATATTCCAGCCACGCAGTTTAAGCCGGTAGCAGACCTGTACGGCTTAACCTCACCAACTGGCGGTGAAACATCGTTCACTTTCGACGCTGTTGAAGCTCGCGATTTTATTGATGGCGGGTGGTCATGTCAGGAGTACGTGGAACTTGGACGCTTTCAGGAGGCTGTTAGCGGCAACTCTCCGGTGATTCCAGAGGGTTGGGTGGCTTGCAGTAAGCGGATGCCAAGCCCATCAACAGGTGTGATAGTTGCTGCGCCATGGCAATCAGCTCCTGGCGGCTATGCAATGAAGTGGGCAACAAATTGCCCTGGGCATCCGGATGCAGATATAGATGGCTGGATTATACCAGGAGCATCATGGAGCCCAACCCACTGGCAACCTCTGCCAGCAGCACCGCAGCAGGAGGCGTGATGGGTAAGTTAACTTTCGTCATTGAGTTTGAAGACGGCAAGGAGCCGCCAGTGCATGCCCACATGGAGGCTTTCGGCGGGAAGGTTGTTGCGGTAGCGTTCCGTGATGCATTGAGCGAGGACGATCATCCGAAGACGATCACTACCTCTCCTCAGGTGCTTAGCGAGATGCGGTGTTTTATCTGCAATGGCAAGCACCCTATCGGCGTCGCCTGCCCACTCAGTTCGCCAACAGTGGTATCACATAATGCCTAACCCATTCGACGCATAACTAAACGTCAAGCAACGTTTGATTTCCAATAATCATCCATCCATAATTAAGTCATCGGAGCCTGAACAACTCCGGTGACTTCTTCGCATTTAAGGGGACTTAAATGCGACCACAATCTGAACTCCTCACCTTGTCACAGATGCAGAAATGCACCTGCGATTTTCTGCATTCTGCGTTACCTCTCGGAGGTGGCGTATGAAGCAGCACTACTGCATCGTTAACGACACCGTTAAAGAGAACCTCATCGCGTACATTCGCACCCTGCCGGTAAACCCTCGTGCGCCGATGGTGGTCGAGGCCCGGGAGGAGACCCGCACCGACAAGCAAAACCGCCTGATGTGGCCGCTGCTGAAAGACCTGTCTGACCAGGTAGTCTGGCACGGCGAAAAGCTGACCCGCGAAGAATGGAAGGACCTCATCACCGTTCTGGTGAATCAGACTCAGGACCAGGAGCAGAAATCCGCGCCTGGCATCAACGGCGGCCGCGTTTATTTCGGCGTCCGCACATCCAAATCCAGCAAGCGCTACATGGTCGACGTCATCGAGGCGATTTACTGGTTCGGAACAGACCGCGGCGTGAAGTTCTCCGAAGCATCCAGTAAGCGCATCGCCTGGGCGCAAGAATGGAGGGCTTCCCGTGGGTAACCCAATGGCTCGCGTCATCACCAACGAAATATTCCGCGTTCCGGCGCGCCGCCAGCGCAAGCCCGCGGTTAAGCCGTCGGACATCCCGACACTGAAAGACTACACCGCCAGTCTGGTGGATCAGAAATGGCTGCGTCTCGCAGCGAGGAGAAAATCCGCATGAGCATGTATCAACGCATTAATGGCGCTGACTGGCGCAATATCTTCGTCGTCGGCGATCTGCATGGGTGCTACACGCTGTTGATGAATGAGCTCGAAAAAGTTTCGTTTGACCCTACGAGTGATTTGCTGATCTCGGTTGGTGACCTTGTTGACCGCGGCGAGGAAAACGTCGAGTGCCTGGAGCTGATTACTATGCCTTGGTTCCGGGCTGTGCGAGGAAACCATGAGCAGATGATGATTGATGGGCTATCGGAGTATGGGAACGTTAATCACTGGCTGGTAAATGGTGGCGGTTGGTTCTTCAATCTCGACTATGACAAAGAGGTGCTGGCTAAGGCCCTCGTCCACAAAGCGGCTGAGTTGCCACTCGTCATTGAGCTGGTTACCGCTGAACGTAAAATCGTTATCTGCCACGCTGACTACCCGCACAAAGACTATGAATTCGATAAGCCTGCCCCGAAAGACATGGTCATCTGGAATCGTGAGCGGGTCAGCGCCGCTCAGGACGGCATTGTCTCGCCGATAGCCGGTGCTGATCTGTTTATCTTCGGCCACACTCCAGCTCGCCATCCCCTCAAGTATGCCAACCAGATGTACATCGATACCGGTGCCGTGTTCTGCGGAAACCTCACGTTGGTACAGGTTCAAGGTGGTTCCCATGCGTAAACCATCCCGCCGTAAGTGCAAAGTATGCGGCGAATACTTCGTGCCGAAATTCCATGACATCCGGATCCGCTGGTGCTGCCCGGAGCACGGCGCAATCCTCGCAATGGAAGAACGCGAGAAGGAGAAGGTTAAGGCCGCGGCTAAGCGCATCAAGGAGAAGAAGGAAGCAGAGAAAGCCGGGCGCAAGCGCCGACAAGAAAAGCGCGAGTCACTCAAGTCTAAATCCCAATTGGATAAAGAGGCTCAATCGGCCTTTAACCGCTACATCCGGATCCGCGATGAAGGCAAGCCATGTGTCAGTTGCGGCAATCCACTCATCGGCAAAAGCAATTACCTGACTGGCAGCGCCATTGATGCCAGTCATTACCGTTCGCGCGGAGCTGCATCACACCTCAAATTCAACGTGTTTAACGTCCACTCAGCCTGCACCCGGTGCAATCGTCAATTGAGCGGTAATGCCGTCGAGTATCGCATCCGTCTTATCGACCGCATTGGCCTGGAGCGAGTTGAGCGGCTCGAAGCTGACAATGCCCCGCGCCGGTTTGACGTTACCTACCTGAAGCGCGTGAAAGCAATTTTTTCCCGCAGGGCCAATGCACTGATGAAGCGCCGTCAAAAATTACAGGAGAGTGCAGCATGAAATGCAAAGTTGAAGGTTGTGATCGTGAATGCAAACACTACCCAGGGAAGGGTGTCTGTCAAATGCACTACTTCCGAATGATGCGCTACGGGACCTACGAACTCACAAAAAACGGTAAAGGGAAATTCAGGCATAAAAATGCGAAGGGATATCAAATGCTCAAAATTCCTGATCACCCACTATCAATGGCGAATGGTTGCGTATATGAGCACCGAAAAGTTGTTTACGACCGCTATGGAGAAACACTTCCACCATGCGAAAAATGCGGCAAGAAGGTCACATGGAAAACCGCGCATATTGATCACATCGATGAGGTTGTCGATAACAATGCGGACTCAAACCTTAGGGTGCTTTGCCGGGCGTGTAATGTCATGCGCTCTCGAGTGCATATCCCTGAGCACACAAAAAAAGGACGCACAGCCATAACTTTCAATGGCGAAACGAAAACCGCCACAGAATGGTCAAGAGACCCTCGCGTTTCGGTATCAGAAACATCCATCAAGCGTCGACTAAAAAATGGAATGAATGTAGAGGATGCGCTTTTTTCTCCCAAAGTAACCCACAGGCATACCAGGCCAAGAGGAAGAGCACCTCTGTATGGTGAATATCGCGGACCAAAGCAGAAGGAGTCCGCATGAACCACACCGACTTCCTGAGATACCAGGCAGAAAGCGTTAAGCGCGCCAGCATGCCACCAGTAGCAAAGCACAGCCAGACCAAAACCAACCAGCCACATAAGGAAGCCGCATAATGAAACTGGAATTAACCAACGACCAGCATCAATGGGTAGACCAGTGGCTCCAGTTGTGGGGCGCATGGTGCCAGACCGGCAAGATTGATAAAGCGATGATCAACATGATTGCCAGATTCATGGCTACCGTCGAGCCCCAGCAAGCATCACGACCGGTATGTAGTGATGATGACGGGATGCTCATTGATGCTGTCATTCGTCACTATCTGAAGAATGTGGATGAAAATGCCTGGCGGGTTGTCTTCGCCTACTACGTTTGTAACTCCAGCGAGATCCGAATTGCATCATGGCAGCATGCAGTAAGTAAGCCTCGCCTGATGAAGACGCGTGGCGGAAATCAGTATAAACACCCAAGCATCTCGACAATCCGTAGAGAGGTGAAGCAAATCATCAACGCCTCACTGTTCTGTTTGTACCAACCGCTGCAAAATGCGTTTAACAATCGCGAAAATGTGAGGAAAATTGCAAAAAATCCTCATAACGCGCTTGCTTTTCAATGAACAAATGAGCAGAATAAATCGTATATGTTGCCGTTGTTGTGTGTGACATGAATGAATGCCAAGCCCGAGGTTAGCGCCTTGGGCTTTTTTATGCCCAAATCTCACCGCGCACCGCAGCGCATCCAACCACGTCGAACCCAACCCTTTGGAATGAGCCTTTGAGGAGTCAGTTAGTGCTGGCGAGCCTCGACGGGCTGATCTCCTATGCGGCAAAGGTTCATTTCAAAGAAAGGTAAACGCAACCATGAAATCAAATGAAAGTCTTATTTTCGGAGTTGGAAAGTTAGATGTGCATCCTGTTTTTGTGGATGGGAAGAAAATAAGAGCATATAGAGTTTGGCATGGGATGCTTAAGAGATGTTATGGGGAGGGGGTCTGTTACAGGCCTAGCTATGAAGGATGTGTTGTTGATGAAGAGTGGCATCTTTTTAGCGAATTTAAAAAGTTTTACGACGCGAAATACATTCCTGGGTGTGAGCTTGATAAGGATCTCCTTTTCCCCGGTAACAAAGTTTATTCCAGTAAAACATGCATCTTTATCCCGCAGGCGCTCAATAGCTTTGTTACCTCAAGGGGTGCTCGGAGGGGTGATTATCCCATTGGCGTTTGCCTAAAAAAAGGCTCAACAAAATTTCAGGCCGATATAAAGGTTAATGGTAAGAACAAGCATTTAGGTATGTTCGAAGACCCATACCTTGCCCATCTCGCTTGGTTCAATGAAAAAATGAGTCTTGCGCATGGCTATAAGAGTCTCTGCGATCAGTTGCATCCACAGCTCCACAGAGGGCTTATCAAGAAGATCGAGTCTCTCAAAGTGAGCCAACCACGCTGCCAAAATTAAAATATGCCTCTTTGAGGTAAATATTAAGGTCCCGGGAACCATCCTCGACATGCCTTCTTGTTAAATCGTCCCGAGGGCCTGAACCCCTTTTAAACACACAGCCCCCGCTTTTAAGCCGGAGGTTAGAGACTATGAAAATGCATAACGATCCCCACTCCTGGACGGAGTTTATCGAACTACTCCACAGCTGGTGGCGTGGTGAAACGCCGATGGGTGCCGTCTTGCTATCGGTTGCCATGGCCGCATTGCGAATCGCTTACGGCGGTGGCGGCTGGAAGAAAATGCTCCTTGAGGGGGCGATCTGTGGGGCTCTGACCCTTACTGCTGTGTCAGCTCTTGATTACTTCAACCTTCCGCAGTCCCTGTCGATTGCTATAGGCGGCGCACTCGGTTTTGTTGGCGTAGAGCAGGTTAAGGTTATGGCTTCCAGGGTGTTTAATTCTCGCTTTGGAGGCGGTGATGCAAACCAGTGAAAAAGGCATTGCCCTGATCAAGCAGTTTGAAGGCTGCAAACTCACCGCGTACCAGGACAGCGTCGGAGTGTGGACGATTGGCTATGGCTGGACTCAGCCTGTCGACGGCAAGCCAATCCGCGCCGGGATGACGATTAAGCAGGAGATAGCAGAGCGTCTGCTGAAGACTGGACTGGTCAGCTACGAAAGCGATGTGTCCCGCCTGGTCAAAGTCGGCCTGTCTCAGGGGCAATTCGACGCCCTGGTATCGTTCACGTATAACCTCGGCGCCCGGTCACTGTCGACATCGACCCTGCTGCGAAAACTCAACGCCGGTGATTACGCTGGCGCTGCCGATGAGTTCCTGCGCTGGAATAAAGCTGGCGGTAAAGTCCTGAACGGCCTGACCCGTCGGCGTGAGGCAGAGCGTGCTCTGTTCCTGTCGTGATTGGTGCACTGGTTAAGCGTTACTGGTTGCAGCTGATGGTGGTGGCGTTAATCGGAGTGCTGGCGTTCTTCGTGAACCACTACCGCGACAACGCCATCACCTATAAAGACCAGCGCGATAAGGCGACGGTACGGGCAGATACATCAGAGGCGATCACCAACAACGTGATCACCACGATGAACCTCATCCGTGACATCTCACAGGCTACCCAGAATGCAAAGAACGAACTGGCCCATAAAGGCGAGACGCGCATTGTCTACATCAGGCAGGCGCTTGAAGGCGATCCGTGCGCTAACCAGCTTGTTCCTTCTGCCGCTGCTGACAGCCTGCGGGAATACGAAAACAGTTTACGTTCCGGCCCCGGTGGTGCCGATAAGCGCTGACCTGACAGCAGACACGCCGATCCCCGGAATGGCGGTTCCGTTCACGTGGCAGGCAAGTCTGGAGTTGAACGCTCAGCTCTATACGGCGCTAGGGCAGTGCAATCTGGATAAAGCGGCAATCCGAAAAATCGAAGAGGAAAGGCAGCATGCAAAATAATCAATGCACCCAGGGTTTCGACAACCCATCCAAGTTCCGTGAGGAATGGGATAAGCAGACCCAGGGGAAATAGAGCCTCATCCCTGAGGTTCTGACACAGTCTCTCCTCTGGACTTTAAGCATAGAGAAATAACAGAGCCTCGCATTAGCGGGGCTTTTTTGTGGTAACCAGAAGACGAAGAAGGAAGTAACTATGTTCACAGTAAAAACCATCATCAACGGCGTAACCCATATCTGCGAAATGCCTACGTTTACAGTGGCACGCGCAGACTCAGAGCGATTTGACGACATCCTCAAGCTGACCAATGACCATTCCAATCCTGACTTTGCTATCTGGCTACCGGATGTGTATGCCGATCCAGAATGCAAACACGCACTCCAGGAAGAGGAGTTGATTGTCAGTGAGCGCGATGGCGTATTGGACCATGACGCTATCGCTGTCCTTATTGAAGACTTCGAAAGCCCTGAGCATGCGAAGAAACGCGCCTTTGATGGCATCCGTTACCAGTTTATCTATCCGGGCGATCAGGTTTACGTGATGAACTCTCACGGCTCGACCATCGAAACTGTTAAGTAGGGCATTACAGAAGCTCTTCACTGAGGGGCTTCGATAATGATCTGTGTAACCCCGCAAGGATGGTGATCACATCTTGCTGACGGGTAAGCCGTAAGTGGCTAAGCACTTCTGAGAAGCAGGGCAACAGCTGCGACAAGACAACGAGGTAATCATGTCTGACATCTACCAAATCACGCTAACCACCCAAACAGGCGAAACCTTCACGGGCAAGATGTCACGACGTCAGCCTGAGTTGGTTAACGGCTTTGTGCCGCTGGCGACCGAAACGGGCGAGTGGCTGTACTTTGCTCCGGCTGATGTGAAGCGCGTGCAGTTCACGCCGGTGCCGGAAGAGCAGACCGAACAGCCAGAAGAACAAACAACGGAGTAACGAATGAGCAAACCGGACTGGGAGGCCATCGAGACGGCGTACCGGGCCGGAGTGATGTCCCTCCGAGAAATAGCATCACAACACGGCATTAGCGAAGGCGCTATCCGTAAGCGCGCTAAGCGTGACGACTGGTCGCGTGACCTGAATGCGAAGATTCAGCAAAAGGCTGATGATCTGGTACGCAAACAGGAGGTACGCAGGACGGTACGCAACGAAAGCACTTTGACCGAACGCGTACTGATAGAGGCGACTGCCGAGGTGATTGCCACGGTACGCATGGAGCACAGGGGAGACATCCGGCGGGCTCGCGAACTGACAAACATGCTATTCGATGAGCTGGCCGGTGAGTGTGGAGATGTGGCCGCGCTTGAGATGCTCGGTGACCTGATGCGCCGTGAGGATGACAAAGGTCAGGATAAGCTCAACGATCTGTACCACAAAATAATCAGCCTGCCTTCCCGCGTTAAATCCATGAAAGACCTGAGCGACAGCCTGAAGACGCTTATCGGCCTCGAGCGTGAGGCCTACAGCATCGAGAATAAGGCTGAAACGAAAGAGGTTACGCATAACGTTATGCTGGTGCCAACCAGTGACAGCGTGGATGACTGGGAAGCGGCAGCGCAGAAACAACAGGACGGGGTGCTCGGTGGATGAATTACAAAGCAGTATGGAAGCCACTGCCTGGATCTCAGTCTCTGGCACTTAGCTGCCCGTGTAACGAAATTCTGTTCGAGGGCACTCGCGGACCGGGAAAGACAGCTGCGCAGTTAGCCAGGTTCAGGCGTAATGTCGGCGTGGGTTATGGCTCGTTCTGGCGCGGCGTCATTTTCGACACCGAATATAAGAACCTTGCCGACATCATCACTCAGTCGAAGCGTATGTTTCGCCTGTTCAACGACGGTGCGCGCTATCTGTCATCTGCGAGCGAATTGCGATGGGTATGGCCAACAGGCGAGGAATTACTATTCCGCTTCGGAAAAGAGGCGGACGACTACTGGGATTTTCACGGGCAGGAATTCCCGTTTATCGGCTTTAACGAGCTGACGAAACAGCAGTCCCCGGAATTCTACGAAATGATGTTCTCCTGCCGACGTTCATCGTTCAGGCCGGAAAACTACCCGCTGGAGAATGGCAAGTTACTGAGGCCAATCCCGTTGGAGACGTTCAGCACGACCAACCCGTTTGGAATCGGGCACACCTGGGTGAAGAAGCGCTTCATTGAGCCAGCGCCGCGCGGAACCGTACAGCGCGACCGGCAGATGGTATTCAACCCTCAGACTGAGCGAGAAGAGGAAATCACGCTTACTCGCGTGGCCATCCACGGATCGTTCAAAGAGAACCCGTACCTCGACCCGCAGTACATCGCTACCCTGATGGCCATCAAAGACCCTAACCGACGCAAAGCGTGGGTAGAGGGCTCCTGGGATGTGACCAGCGGCGGGCGATTTGACCACCTTTGGAATGAATCACTGCACGTCATTAAGCCGTTCCGCATACCGGATAGCTGGACCGTCGACCGCTCCCATGACTGGGGGGAGTCGAAGCCGTTCTCTAACCTCTGGTGGGCGCAGGCTGATGGTACTGCCGCCGAGCTGCCAGATGGTCGACAGTTCTGCCCGCCGGCAGGTTCGATAATCCTTATCGGCGAGTGGTACGGCTGCCCGCCTGACGAGCTGAACAAAGGCCTGAATATGTCATCCACCAACGTCGCGAAAGGCGTGGCGTGGATTGACAAGAGGTTGGTGGGCGAAGATGTCGACGAGCCGGAAGAGATTAAAATCGACGGTGTAACGCAGGGCCAGCTTCACATTATGCCGGGCATCTGTAGCGAAGTGATCCCAGGACCAGCTGATGGGGCGATATTCAACACCGGCGATAACGAGTTGTCGATCGCTCAGAAGATGGAAGCGCAGGGTGTTACCTGGTTGCCAGCTGATAAAACGCCAGGCTCCCGCATCAACGGCGCATCCCTTTTTGCGGATATGCTCGAAGCGGTCGTTGAAGGCGTGAAGCTGGAATCAGGCATGCCTGAGAAGCCAGCATTCTACGTTTTTGACTACTGCCGTGGCTGGATAAGCCGCATTCCGGTGCTGGTTCGTGACGATAAAAACCCCGATGACGTCGACACCCAGCAAGAAGACCACGACTGGGATGGAACACGTTATCGCGTACTGCATTCACCACAAAAAATCACCGGCATGTTGGTGCGATCGCGCTGACGGAGGACATCGTGACCGAAAGCGAAATGAAACAACAGCGCGCCAGTAACTCCAGCACTGAGAGGGAGCGGAATAAAAACCTCTCAATGCTGTTTAACGGCACCAGTAATACCAAACGCCAGCGACTCTATCAGGAGTTTGGTTACCCGCTACACCTAACGTTTGATGACTTTTACCGGGCGTACCGGCGTAATGCGGTGGCCGGTGCCGCCGTGACGCGTATGCTCGACGGGTGCTGGGAAGACTACCCTGATGTTTACGAGGGCGACCAGACAAAGGACGCATCGAAGCAAACGGCTTGGGATAAGCGAGTCAATAAGCTCCTAAAGCGCTGCTGGGAACAGATTAAAGGCGCGGACCGCCGTAACCTGGTTGGGCGTTACTCTGCGATCCTTCTGCAACTACGGGACAATAAAAACTGGTGGGAGCCAGTTGATAAAGTGGTGGTTGTCCGTCAGGAGGAAAAGGCACTTGTTAAGCTGATTCCTGCATGGGAAGCGCAAATCGACCCGGTTAACTGGGACGATAACCCGGACAGTGAAACGTTCGGCGAAGTGACGATGTATTCGTTTACCGAATTGCCGGTTGACGGAAACTTTGAGGCCAGACCAGGCCGAATCATCAACGTGCATCCGGATCGCGTAATAATCCTGGCTGAAGGCTCTGATGATGGCGTGATGACGTCAGGCAAGTCGCTGCTTGAGGCTGGATTCAACAAGCTGTTGGACATAGAGAAAGTTAGCGGTGGTGCGTCTGAGGGATTCCTGAAGAACGCCAGTCGCCAGCTCAACTACTCGTTCAGTGAGAAGACGAACTTCTCCGCACTTGCCAAAGCCCTTGGCGTTGCTGAGGGGCAGCTTGCTGAAGCGCTTGATCAGCAGGTCCGTCGCCTTAACGACAGCACCGACAGCGCCAGCTTTATGCAGGCTGGTACCGCTGAGGTGTTGAGTGTTTCAGCAGCTGACCCAGAGCCGACCTGGCGTACCGCGCTGAGCGAGTTCTGCGCGACCGTTCCTATCCCTGTGAAAGAGCTCGTTGGGATGCAGACGGGTGAGCGCGCCAGCACTGAGGATGCCAAAGGTTGGGGGCGCACCAGGATGAGCCGCCGGAAAGGCTTCCTGACCGACGTAATCACCGACGTGGTTTCGCGATTCTGGACGCTTGGCATTATTCCACCGGCTCAGAATGAAGAAATCACCGTGGGATGGTCTGATCTGCTGGCGCCGAGCCAGGCAGAGAAGATCGCCAACATGGATAAGCTCGCCGACGTGGCTGTGAAATCGACAAATGCTTTCGGTCGTTCGGCTATCGAAGAGAACGAAATACGCGCTGCTGGCGAACTTCAACCACTGCCTGAGCTTGATGATGAGGTTCCGCCTGATGGCAACAAACCAAAGCCTGATCCTCTGGCCGACCATCAGTCAGAAGCCGAAAAGTCCGGTAATACCACGGTCGAAAGTTGACCCCACGATGTCGCGCAAGTCCGTCAGCAAGATGGAGCGCGACATTGAGGACCGGTATTACGCGATAAAGGTGGCGCTGAAATCTCTTTTCGACCAGCGCCTGACCGGGCGAGAGCGAGAGGTGAACAGCCATAACTGGCATTTCCTGTGCCACGACCACGGCGAGGATATGCGGCTCTACCAGGTCAACGCCGGCAAGTTCATCTACGACATGTCGGCGCAGGAACTGGCCGACCTGCTGGAGGCGGTGCAGTCAATTCTCGACGACTACCTGCTGGAAGGTGGCGAGCAAAACCTGTGGGCGATGGATTACGTCGTCGCAGAAGCGCAGCGCGGCACGCTGGAGGCCTTCAACAACCTCTCGCAGCAGTCGCAGTTGTACGCCAGTCAGACAACGCTACAGCAGCTTTTAAGCAGCCCCGGTCACCTTAATCAGGTGGCGGCGGCCAGGCTGACAACGTTCAGTGACTGGAAGGTCATCAGCGACACCGCCCGCGGCGATCTGACCAACATCATCACTGACGCGGTCGCACGTGGGGTGAACCCTCGCGAAACGGCCAGCGTCATCAGCAAGCGTCTCGATGTGTCGATGTCGAAGGCGAAGACCATCGCTCAGACTGAGCAGGTTGGCGCGCTGCGGCAGGCGCAATGGAACGAAACGGACTGGGCCGCTGACCGGATGGGGCTGAATACCGGACTGCTGTGGTTGTCAGCGCTCAAGCCTACGACGCGAACCTGGCACGCAAGCCGTCACGGTAAGGTCTACACCACCGAAGAGGTGCGGGACTTCTACGCCGAGAACGGCAATCGGTATAACTGCTATTGCAGCCAGATTCCGGTACTGCTCAACGACGACGGCAGTATTTTCAACGAAGGGCTGGCTGATAAGCTGGCAGCCGAACGTAAACAATGGGCTAAAGCAGCCTGAAAATCAGAGGACGCAACGTGAAGCTATCCAGCATCCACGTTAAATCCCTCGCCATCAACGCCTCCAACATCTCAACGACCACCATCAACGGCCAGGAGCACTACGTCATTCGTGGTGCGGTCCCGATCGTCGATGACATCGTGATGAATGGCGGCCTGTACCCGGCGGAGGAGATTAACAACAGCTACCAGACGATGGAGCGCAAGTTAATGCCGATCGGCCACCCGATGGTGAACGGCAAATACGTCAGCGCCAACGACCCGCAGGCGGTCAACGACTACTACGCCGGGGCATGGGCTCAGAACGTCAGCAAGGCCAACGACAAAGTCGTGATGGACGTTTACGTCAATAAGGCCGTGGCAGACACCAAGCCTGACGGTAAGCGCCTCATTCAGCGCCTGGACGACATGATTTCCGGCAATAACGCCGACCCGATTCATGTCTCTACCGGTCTGCTGCTGAACAAAGAGCAAAAGGCCGGGGAGTCGAAGCAGAAGAAATACTCCTGGGTCGCTCACAACATGCAGTTCGACCACATCGCGATCCTGCTCGACGAGCCAGGCGCCGGTACGCCGGATGAAGGTGTCGGCATGTTCGTCAACGCTGACGGGCAAGAGGCTGATGTTGAATCGACCAACCTCATCGATGCCGCTAACAGCATGAAAGACGGCTGGTGGAACAAAGTGAAGTTCTTCATTAGCAACGCTTCAGAGATGTCCTTCGACGACATCTACCAGGCGTTGCGTATGTCCATCAAGCAGGACGACAAAAAGTGGCGCTACGTCGTCAGTGTCTGGCCTGACCATTTCGTTTACGAAGAGGATGGCGAAAACGCCAAACCGAAGCTCTTCGACCAGAAGTACCTCATCTCTGACAAAGTCGTAACGCTTGTCGGCGATCCAGTAGAAGTCGTGCGCAAACCAACTGAGTACGAAGTCAAAACCAACGGAGAAACAAACCCGATGAAAGAGAAGATGATCGCCGCGCTCAATGCCGCAGGCGTTAAAACCGAGGGGCTGACCGACGATCAGGTCTGGGATGCCTACAACCAGCAGATGCAGAAGAAAGATGGCGGCGGCGGCCAGGGCCAGGCTCAGATCAACTCTGATGCTATTACTGCCGCAGTGAATCTGGCGCTGAAGCCGCTTACCGATGAAATCAGCACGCTGAAATCTCAGCTGCAGGCGAACGCAGAAAGCGACCTGAAAACCAAGCGCGATGCGGTTAAAGCGAAATTCTCGTTCATGACTGAAGCAGCGATCAACTCGCTTTCCGGTGAAGCGCTGAACGACATGTACTCACAGTGCCAGACCAGCACTCCGCTGAACCCATCATTCCAACTGGTCAATTCTGAAAATGACCAGTGGAAAGACTACGACCTTAACGCAGGTATGGAAGAGGGGACTAAATAATGGTCGCTAACGTCATCTATCGTGGCCCGGTCGAGCGTGAGCCGGAAACCATCAACTTGCCGGTTGCTGCTGCGCTTAACCCAGGCGTGGCAGTTAAGGTTTCATCAGGCAAGCTCGCAGCAGCCGCTGATACTACCGGCCGCTGGCTCATCCTCGGCAACCGTCGTTTCATCGGTCAGGCAATCACCACTGCATACGCAGCTAACGAAACCGGAGTTGCATACCGCGTTGAAGGTGAGCAGGAATACAACGTTCGCCTGGCTGCTGCAGCCTATACGGTAGGTCAGGAGCTGACCATCGGTACCGGCGGCGTATTCAAAGCGGCCGCAACCGGCAACCAGGTCGTCGCTACGTTCGACGAAAAAGCAGGGCGCACTCTGGCGGCGGAAGGTTTCGCCGACGTGGTGATCCTCTCCACTCCGTACGCCAAGGCATAAGGAAAACAAGAATGTTAAAGTTTACTCCACAACAGCAGGGGCTGATCATCAACGCGCGCCGTCGCTGGGACATGATGCAGCGCAATATGGCTGCACAGCATGGCTTTGCAGTCAACGACGCTGGCGGTCAGTTCATTGCGTTTGATGAGCTCGTCGGTAACGCCTCCGTGCTGCCGAAAGACGTCTGGGGCGAATGGGACCGCTCTGCGATTACCGTTCAGCGCGACGTGCTGTCAGTGTTTAACGACCTGGCTGCCAGTGTTTCCCGCCCGATGGCGCTCGGTAAAATCGTGCACTACTTCATGACCTTGTCCGATTCCGGCGATGTAAACATCAGCCTGGATGGCCGCGGCAAGGCGAAGGGCGATCAGCCTGTCATGGATTATGAAGGCACGCCGCTGCCTATCATCGACAGCGAGCTGACTTTCGGCTGGCGCCAGATGCTGGCAGCGCAGACTGAAGGCTATTCTCTGGACAGCGACGCCATCTCCAACCATCAGCGCAAAGTGGCTGAGAAGCTGGAAGACATGGTGCTGAACGGCGATCCAAACATCAACGTCGGGGGCGCGACCATTTACGGTCTGCGCACTGCGCCAAACCGCGCAACCGGCACGCATGGTCTTGACCTAAACGGCGCAACCGGCGCTCAGTGGGTCGGGGCCATCTCCGCGCTGATTGGGCTGCTGCAGTCCAAGAATTTCTACGGCCCGGTAACCATCTACGTGAACTACAAAGACTGGTTCTACGCGTCTGTGAACGACTACGCGGCAAACTATCCGAAGACCATCCTGTCCCGCATCATGGAAATCCCTGGTGTTGCGGCGCTGGTTCCGGCTTCGAAGGTACCGCAAAACGAACTGCTGGGTGTGGTTAAGCGCCCTGACGTTGTGCAGATCCTCAACGGCATGCCGATGACCATGCGCCCGAAAGCTCGCCAGAATCCGGAAGACGATTATGTCTTCTCCGTGCTGGCTGCTGCGGCGCCGCAGTTCAAACACGACGCGAATGGCCAGGCCGGTTACGCCCAGCTGACCAAAGCATAATTCATGGGGCTCAGGCCCCATCTTTTTTACGGAGGCCGTATGGCTGGTAAAGAACAAAAATGGTTGCTCACCCACGACAGCCACGAACTGAAAAAGGGTGAAGTATACAAAGGCGAGACTCTCCCGCTGTGGCTGGCAGGAAAAGCGATCCCGGTAAGCGATCAGGTCCTGGAGGTGGCGACCCCCGCCGACGTTCAAAAGCTACAAGCTGACCTCGACGAGGCCAATGGCAAAGTGGAGTCGCTGACCGCTGACAACGCTAAGCTGCAGGCTGACCTAGACGAGGCTCAGAAGCAAATCGACGAGCTGAAGAAAAAGGCGAAATAACCATGGCTGACCCAATCACAGCGGCAGAAGTGCAGGCATACCTCGGTGAATTGGGCTATTCCATCCCGGGCGCGTTGCTGGAGCCGATCCTCTGTGCGGTGAACAAGATTATCCCGTGCCTAGATGGCGCAGGGTATGACGACTGCACCGCGAAGCTGATCCTGATGTATGCCGCCGCGCTTATGGCTACGTCGTCCGGGGCTCGCCGCATCAAATCACAGGGTGCGCCGTCTGGCGCGTCACGCTCGTTTGAGTACGGTGACGACAGCATCACCTGGTTGCGCGACTCGCTGGCCAGGCTTGATACCAGCGGCTGCACCAGTGAGTTGCCAATCAGCGCCGGTAACAGCGTGGGCCTGTTCATGGTGGTCGGAGGCTGCTGATGACGTACAAATCAGTTAAGCACGGCCTGCCACGCTCATTCACCCGCGTCTGGGTGATGACCGATACCGGGCGGGAGACGACCGGCTACTTGAAATCGGACGGGGAGTGGTTCATCAACTGCCCGCGCATCCGGGCGACTGGCGCGAAAGTGCTGCGCTGGAAGGAGGGCTGATGTCATCGGTAGCGAACTGGAGCTATACAGCCACGGCGACTATCTGGCGCAAGCTGGAAGGTAATGACGAATACGGCGATCCGCTGGGCTATGCCGAACCTGAGCAAATCCTCTGTGATTACGAGGGCGGGCTCAGCAAGAAGTTAGCCAGCCTGGGTGCAGAAATCGTCGTTAAGAACACTGTCTGGACGGAGTTCGCGCTGGCGGCCACTGGTGATTACCTGCTTATTGGCGTATCGACAGAAGCTGACCCGGTTGTCGCCGGTGCCGACGAGGTGCGACAGGTTATCCGCTACGCCGACACGTTCGAGCGAGAGGCGGATGATTACGCCATCCTGACGGGAGTGTAGCCATGGGCATCAAAGTGCGTGGCACTGCACGTGTTGAGCGCAATATTGACCGAATTCTGAATGATATTCAGGGTAGAAAAGTCATTCGCGCACTCCAGTCGGCGATGATTCTTGGGGCTGCTAGAGCGGCACTTTACACGCCGATCGATACCTCAGCACTTTTAAATAGCCAGTTTCGCGAAATCGTAACTGACGGAGCGGTAATTACAGGCAGGGTAGGTTACTCGACCAACTATGCCGTTTATGTTCATGACCCGGCCAACCCGCAGAGGTTCCGTCGCTCAACTGCTAAAAAGGAATTCCTCACTCTTGGGTTTGAAGAGGAGCGATCTGCCATCGATGATGTTGTGCGTAAGGAGCTTTCACTATGACACCCATGATGCACGAACGGGTGCGAAATATGTTCGGCGACGCCGGTCTAACGACCGGTTTCACGGTGCAACAGCTGATGTTTGATGACCCAGGTGACATTTCGAAGGCGATCATGGTGTTCAGGCCAAACGGCGGCTCGAATATCCGTACAGACCTCGGCTCTGAGTATCACGTCCTGGTCGACGTAGTAGGCGCAAAAGATAAGCGCAAAGACGCACTCAATGCCGTACAGCGCATCGTCGATTACGTCCAGGCCAACCCCATGGCTGACGAGTGTGTCGGCTACATCCAGAACATGGGCGCAATTCCCGCGCCGGTGCTCACAGAAGAAGGGCGAATAGTCTTCCGACTCCAGTTCGCCTGCACTTACGGCGAATAGCCATCCCAACCAAATAACCCGCTCCGGCGGGTTTTCTTTTATACGTCAAAGAGGAGTTTCACATGGCTAATTGCCAGAACTCGAACGAGCGCCTGTTCGGCGGTGCGGTCGTGCTGGAAGTCGCCGATGGCTGCCCGGACGTCAAGCCACTTGAATCTGAGTGGAAGGCGCTGGCTGCTGGTACGTCGAAAGGCTTCGACTTCAACCCGAACTCGGTTACCTCTGATGCGGATGACGGCGGCGGCTATGTCGAGACCATCATCACCAACAGTGACTTCACCCTGAGCTTTGAAGGTGAAGTGCGCAAGAAGGACAAACTGGACCAGTACGGTGTTGGCAAGTTCATCAAGTATTTCGCTGATGAGCTGAAGGCTAAGCGCCAGCCTGGTATCTGGGTGCGCATGGACTACGGTCCGGTAGAATTCATCGGCTACATGAACATTACGGCTCTGAGTTCAGACGGTGGTACCAACGACATTGTCACGTTCTCAACTGAGTTCAAAGTCGGCGACGCAAGCACCATCGAAGTGAACGAAATCACTGCGGTTGCCGTGACTGGCGTGACGGTAACGCCGACAACCAGCACTGGCACTGCAGGCGGCACCAGTACCTTCACGGTGAATATCGCACCAACAGGCGCAACCAACAAAGACTTCACTGTAGCGACTACCGATGCGACAAAGGCAACGGCTACCGCATCCGGCAACACCGTTACCGTGACGCGTGTCGCCACCGGCAGCGCGCAGATCATCATCAACACTGTAGACGGCAATTTTGTGGCCGTGCATACGGTTACCGTTTCCTAACGGACATTACAAAGGGCGGCGTGCTGCCCTTGATAATGACCGTTTACTGGAAGGCTTATGACCGCTTTAACCGATATTGGCGAACTCTCCATCAGCGACAGCCGCGAAGGCGGGAAAGATTACCTGCTACGGCCTTCATTCGAGGCTATGACGAGGATCGGCACTCCGGAAGAGATTGTGCAGGCGTACGCCACCATACACGGCAATGATGTCGCTCAGCTAATTGAGGTTTGCGCTGGCACGCTGGGAGGATTTCCTGAATGGCTATCTCCATCATTCAACCGCGCTGCTGAGAAGCTTTTATCAACGTGCATGTTGGTGCTTCAGGCGTGCTGCGAGGAAGACCTGACGCCTATGATCGGCGAATGGAAGGGATGGCGGCATTGCGTCGTATACCGACCGGGACAGATACCGAAGAACGACATCATCGTGCTGGCGCAGCACCTTATGCAGCATGGTGTCGTCGGCAAAGCTAAGGTCCGCCAGCTGCAGCGCCACGAAACAGGTGCGAGAACAAACGAATTTAAAGCCTTCGACTACATCAGCGCGGCGCGTACTCATTTTGGCATGATCCGCGAAGAAGCCTCTCAATTAACGATGACCGAATTTCAGATGCTTCTGTCGGCAAAATACCCAGAGCAGAAAGGCTTCACTCGCGATGAGTACGATGCGATCGCCGATGATTACATGGCGAAGAAAGCGAAGCGATTAGCCCTGGCGGAACGGGCCAAGTAAAAAAGAACACACCAAAACAACCCCTCTACGGCGGGGTTTTTTATTGCCCGGAGATTAGATTATGGCTGGTACTGTCAGCGCTGGAACGATTGTTTATGAAGTTGACATGGACACCGCCGGGATCCTTCAGGGACGCCGGGATATCGATGCCGCGTTAAATGGTCTTAACGGTAGCATGGGTCGTCTTGAGGCGGGGTTAAACCGCACTGAACGATCCCTGTCTTCGATTGAAGGCACTATGTCCAGCTTAACTGGCGTCGCGAAAGCGCTCATTGCCGCTCTTTCTGTCCAGCAGGTCGGCGCATACGCCCAGGCATGGCAGGACCTGAGTAATAAACTGGCAAACGCCGTCAGGGATTCCGTACCGCCTTTTGAGACCCTGGCTGATGTCACAGAGCGTGTTTTTGACATCTCTCAAAAGACTCGTTCAGGTCTCGATGCCACGGCCACTCTCTATGCACGTCTCGAGCGATCAACACGGAGTTATGGTGTCAGTGTTGAGGACATTACCAGGTTGACAACCATTATTAACCAGGGCTTCGTGGTCTCAGGGTCAACAGCCGAGGAGGCAAGCAACGCAATCATTCAGCTTGCTCAGGGGCTGGCGTCCGGAGCTTTAAGAGGTGATGAATTTAACTCTGTGAACGAGCAGGGTAACCGGCTCATGATTGCTCTTGCTGACTCGATGAATGTCAGCATTGGGGCGCTCAGAAACATGGCTGCAGAGGGCAAGTTAACCACTGATGTGATCGTGAATGGGTTGCTTTCTCAGGGCGATAAAATTGGACAGGAGTTCGCTAAAACTACTGCCACGATCAGCCAGTCTCTTGAAATTGCCAACAACAACATCACGAAGTTCTTTGGCGAGAATGCCACTGTAAAAACTGGCGTCAAAATATTCAGTGATTCAGTCATTTCTCTCAGTGAAAACCTGGACGTTCTCAGCACTACGCTCACGATTGTTGCCGGCGTAATGGGTGCGCGGTATGTCGGTGCGCTGACCATGGCTACCTCAGCGAAAATCGCTGATATCGCAGCATCCCGTCAGCAGGCTGTTGCAGAGAGTCAGGCGGCACAAGCAGCTTTGGTTGCTGCTAATTCTGCTCAGCGTAAGGCTCTGGCTGATAAAGAGGCTGCTCTTTCGTCTCTCGCGCTGGCCCAGGCTGAATATAACGTGGCAAAAGGTAGCGCTGCAGAGATGCTGGCAATGGATGCTCTTGTGGCCGCAAAAACTCGTGCTACTACCGCATCTCTTGCTCTTGCCGAGGCTGAAACTGCCCAGGCTGCAGCATCTGCCCGCGCAGCGACCGCTGCTCGTGCAGCGTCAATTGGTATCGGAATGGCCCGTGGTGCACTTGCTCTTATAGGGGGTCCAGCTGGTGCGGCTATGCTTGCTGCCGGAGCGATCTTCTATTTCTGGCAGAAAGCTCAACAGGCAAAAGATGAGGCTATCGCCTTCGCCGATGGTCTGGATAAGCTCAACGCCGCCATGAATGCAATGTCGAACACGCAGCTGCGTGGGGCTATTGCAGATGCCAATAATTCTATTCGAGCTCAGAAAGAGGATGTAGCAGATCTGCAGAGTGAAGTTGACTCGCTGAGAGACAGATATCAGAACTTTACCCCGGCAGCGCAGGAAGTTGCTGAATCTATGGGGCAAGGTGCGGATTTCGCCCGTCAACAGGCGGAGGTGTCTGATGAACTGGCTCGCAAGACGCGAGATCTTGAGGCCGCAAAGGATAAATTATCCCGGACAGAAGAAACCGCGTCTGAGGCGACTCGCACACTCACGAACAACATGCTTACGGCGATGGGCGTTCATGATCAACTCATCGAAAAATCCTGGTCTCTTGAGCAAGTTCAGGGTGCGGTAGCGAAAGCCTTTGGGGAGACGGCTGATGAAATAAACCGAGCCAATCAGGCCGGAAAAAGCTTCGACCCCAAAGCGCTGCAGATATCTCCCGCGACCAAGGAGGGCGATAAAGTTATCGCTACTCTGGAAGAGCAGAATGAATTACTTAAAATTCAGGACGAGAGAGAGCGGGCGATAGCCAAAGCCAGGATGCAGGCTGCCAAGGTCACTGACAATCAGAATCAAATCTCTGCAGCTGGCAGGCTGGCTGCTGAAAATTATGATTTAGAGAAGTCAGAAGAAGCCAGAAAAAAATCTCAACAAGAGAGTGAGCAGCAGGGGAAAAAATCAGCGTCTTCTGCTGAGTCGGTTGCTCAGAAGCTGGCTAACCTGAAAAAACAATCGGAGCTGGCGGCTGGTTCAACAAATGAACTCAGTAGAGAACAGGCTATCCTTGCCGCCCAGCAATCTCTTGGTGCTGCAGCAACTCAAAAAGACATTGAGTTGGCTGGGAAGTATGCTGCAGCAAAATGGGATACGGCCACCGCACTGAAAGCGCAGGCCGCAGCAGAGAAACTCCTCCCAGAAGCGCGAGAAAACGCCAGCTATAAGCAGGATGTTGAGGATCTGAAAACCGCACTGGCTGCGAAGAAAATCAGTCAGGAGCAGTTCAATCAGACATCTGAACGTCTGGAAGCGACCCACCAGGCCAACCTTGCGAAAATCCGTGCTGATCAGACCGTAACGCCACAGCAGGAAGCGGTCGGCGGAGTTGACCCAGTTCAGCAACTGGCTAACGAGAACTCCAGGAAGCTCGCGCTTATTCAGGCATACGAGCAGCAGGGGCTCATTACTCACCAGAACGCCATGGCATTGCGTGCTGCAACTGACACGCAGTATGAGCAGGCGCGCATCGCTGCACAGTGGGAAATCTGGCGCAACCAGAGCACCACCAACCAGCTCATGGCTGACGCAGTAGAATCCCTTCAGAGTGGCGCAACTAATGCCATTACCGGTCTGATTAACGGTACCCAAAGCCTGCAGGAGTCCTTCGCCAACATTGGCACGACAATTCTTAGCAGCGTTGTCGGTAGTCTTGTTCAGATGGGGATCGAGTGGGTCAAGAGTCAGTTGATGGGGCAGGCCGCTGCGACTGCATCACTTGCATCCACGATGGCTCAGGCCACTGTTGCTGCTTCAGCATGGGCCCCTGCTGCAATCAGTGCTTCTATTGCAACAATGGGGAGTGCTGCTACTGTCGGTCAGACGGCTTATGCTGGATCATTGTTAGCGGCAAAGGGAATGGCTATTGCTGGCGCCCGCGAGCACGGGGGCCCAGTCAACGCCAACTCGATGTACCGCGTGGGCGAGGGCGGTAAGCCAGAAATATACCAGGCCAACAACGGCAGCCAGTACATGATCCCCGGTGACAACGGTAGGGTGATTAGCAACCGTGATATGCAGGGTGGCGGTAGTGGAGGATCTTCATTCAATCCTGTAATGAACCTGGTTATAAATACTACTGGTGGTGTGGGAGACGAGGAAATAGCGCGACTTCGGAAGGCGTGGAACAACGACATGCTGAAAATGATGGTAGATCAGAGCACGCGCCCGGGCGGTTTATTGCAAGGGAGGCGAAAGTCATGACAGAAACATTCACATGGACACCGCAGAAGGGATACAGCGTCGAACGGACGCCTAATGTAGCAGTCGTCAATCTAGGCGATAGCTACGAGCAGCGCCAGACGAAGGGTATTAACCCTCTGATGGATAAATACTCGCTGACATTCACAGGCGTGGATGATGCGAAATGCTCAAGGCCTAATGCTGCGAAAGCTGCCGATGCTTTCCTCAAGGCACGTATGGCGGTGCAGTCTTTCTACTGGACGCCATCTGATACTGGAGTGCAAAAACTGTTTGTTTGCCGCTCATGGAGCATGACAAAGACCGGGCCGCTATACGAACTAACGGCCACATTTGAACAAGTGCCAAGATAAGCCAACCAAGGGTGGCTTTTTAAATGGGAGTTTGCCGTGCGCGACATACCAGTGAATTTAATTATCGATAGTGTCGATGCGGGAGTCGGGGCTTTCATCGACCTTTTTGAAGCAGACCTGCAACCCTTTGGCGGAGACCTTATCCGGTTCCATTCCGGCACCAATGGATATTACGGAAATGTGATCTGGAAGGGGAATCAGTATCAGGCATACCCGATAGCAGTCGAAGGGTTCGAGTCAAAGAACGAAGGCACATATGCCCGGCCAACAATGGTGGTGGCGAACGTCACGGGTTTACTGACGGGCATAAACCATGACTTCGACGACATGCTTGGGGTGGTGATCACCCGCCGTCAGGTTCCGGTGAAATACCTGGACGCGGTGAACTTCCCCAATGGCAACCCTGACGCAGATCCGACGCAGGAAGCGGTTTCCCGCTACGTTGTTGAGGAGATGACGGAAGAGACGTTCGAGCAGGTGACCTACACGCTGGCGACACCGATTGACTGCGACAACGCTATCATCCCGGCGCGAACCATCCTTGCCGACGTCTGCCAGTGGCTGTATCGCGGGGTCGGGTGCGGATATGACGGGCCGCCGGTTGCAGATGAGCGCGACAATCCAACCACTGACCCGGCAAAAGATAAGTGCTCCCACCGTCGCACCGGTTGCCGGTTTCGCTACCCACGTCCTGAACCAATGCCAATAAGCAGTTTCCCCGGCTCTCAAAAGGTCTCCTGATGCAAGAATTACTCGATTATGCGGCATCGTCGCAGGATGAAGTGTGCGCGCTAATCCTGAACGACGAGCGATTGTTTCGCTGTCGGAATGTGCATCCAGAGCCCTGGCATAATTTCCGCATAAGTGACGATGACTGGCTTGCGGCGGAGGAGGAAGGGGAGATTACAGCGGTCTTCCATTCGCACCCGCAAAGCCAGCCAGCGCTTTCAGGTGCTGACCGGCAGACGCAGGTTATGACCGGTCTGTCATGGTGGCTGGCATCTGACGGAGAGCTCAGGAAGTACAGGCCTGTGCCACTCCTGCTGGGGCGCAAGTTCGAGCACGGCATCATGGACTGCTACACGCTCTTTCGGGACGCATACCACCTTTGCGGAATCGACCTGCCTGATTTTGAGCGCACTAACGGATGGTGGCTGCGGGGAGAGAATCTCTATCTGGCTAACATGCCGGACAACGGGTTCTATCAGGTATCTATGCAGGATGCACAACCCGGTGACGTCATTATCAGGCAGCCATTCCCCGGCGCCGACCCATGCCACTCAATGATTCTCCTTCATGACAACCTGGTACTTCACCATGACCATGCCGGACACCTCAGCAGACGAGAACAAATGCGCCCGGCATACATCAAGCAGACGCATTCAATCTGGAGAAACGAACAGTGCTCATCTTTAAATTTGCAGGCAATCTACGCCGATTTTACCGCCAGATATCCCTGAACGTTGATACTCCAGCGCAGGGATTACGCCTTCTTCTGGCGCAGGATTTCGAATTCAAAAAAGCCTTTCTCAATACAAAGCTGCGTATGCGGGTAGCGGGCGAGGATATTGAGGCATCTGCGATGCAATGGCATATGGACCGCCACCTTAAAGATGGCTCAGTGGTCCTGTTCGTGCCGGTAGTGGAGGGGGCGATCACCGCCGCTGCGGCCGCATGGATTGCGGTTGCCGTTAGCGTAGCGTCTATAGCTTATTCGGTTTACATGTCACGCAACATGAAGACCAAAACCTCCGCAGAAGCCGCAGAGACCAATACGCTCACAAATAACTCATTTACCAGTGCTGAGAACCGGGTGGGGCAGGGGCGCGCGGTGCCACTCCTACTGGGAGAAATGGAGGTCGGTTCGAACGTAATTTCACTCGGTATCGACACAAGCAACAACCAGGACTGGACGGAATCTATTAGCTAAGGTGGCATTATGTCTTCAGGCGGCGGCAAAGCATCAACCCCCAAACTCCTCGACGATAACCTCAAGTCAAAGCAATTTTACCGGGTACTGGATCTCATCAGCGAAGGGCCTATCTATGGGCCCGTTGATCAGGAACACCTGTCATCATTCAAGCTCAATAAGACTCCCGTAACTGATGCGACAGGCAGTGTCAGCGTAAATGGTGTCAGCGTCGCCTGGCGCCCCGGCTCTGAAACGCAATCCCCCATTAATGGCTTCTCAGCTATTGAAGCGACCACCATCTTAGACACCGAAGTAACCTATGATACTCCGCTGGTTCGTACCATAACCGATCAGGACGTTACCCGGGTGCGGTTTAACGTTGGTGTGACCGGACTGGTCGAGCAGGACACCAAAGGCAATCAGAAAAACACGTCCGTCACTCTGGTGTTGGAGAGCAGAACTGGCGCTTCAGGCTGGGTTATTGAAAAGACCGTGACTATCACCGGGAAGATATCAGGCGAATATCTTGAGGCCCATCTGATTGATGCTCCGGATATTAAGCCGTTTGATATTCGTGTTCGCCGCATTACACCTGACAGCAGCAGCGATTTGCTGTCCAACGGCACTACCTGGAATAGCTACAGTGAAATCACCGACGACAATCTGAGCTATCCATTTTCAGCCATCGCTGGCGCTGTTATCGACCGTGACCAGTACACTGACACTCCAAGCCGTACTTACCATCTCCGCGGGCTGATTGTGTCTGTACCAGACAACTATGACCCGATAACCCGCACTTACTCCGGTTTATGGCTGGGTGGATTTAAGCAGGCTTGGACCAATAACCCGGCATGGTTGTTCAGAGAGCTGGCGAAGAATACCCGTTTCGGACTGGCTAAACGTGCCGGCTACATAGATGTTGATGACGGTGCACTCTATGTTCTGTCTCAATATTGCGATCAGCTTGTTGATGATGGGTACGGCGGAAAAGAACCACGCATGACGCTAAACGCCTACATCACAGAGCAGGCTAGTGCGAGAGACATTCTCGACAAGATAGCGAGCATGTTCCGTGGAATTGCATTGTGGGACGGTGTGCGCCTGTCTGTCATGCTGGATGCGCCACAAGATCCGATTGCGACAATCACGAATGCTAACGTGGTTGATGGCAACTTCAAGCGAAGCTCTGTGAAGCGCTCTGAGAAATACAATGCAGTGGTGGTGTCATGGACCGACCCGGATAACGGTTGGGAGCAGGTAAAAGAGTACGTATCCGATGACGACATGATTGCACGTGGAAATTACAACGAGACTACCCTTGAGGCTTTCGGGTGTACCTCTCGCGGGCAGGCATGGCGAGCAGGGAAGTGGCTACTGGAAACTGCAAAGCGTGAGAGCAGTCGATTAACATTCCAGATGGCCCGAGATGCCATTCATTTCACGCCCGGTGACATAGTTGAAATCATGGACAACAACTATGCTGGCGCGCGGCTCGGCGGCAGAATTATGTCACATTCAGGCAATAAAATTACCGTTGATGCTGTCGAATCATCGCTTATAGCTGGCGGCGATACCATGTCTATCATGGGGAGCAGCGGTAAGTTCGTGAAGTACGTGATTGATGGCGTTGCTAACAACGTGGTAACCCTGAAGACGACTCCATCATGGGTGCGGGATGGAACAGTGTTTGCTATCTCTACCAGCAACGTCTCAACTCGGTTATTTCGTATCCTCAGCGTCGCAGAGACAGAAAACAATTCCGTATACAGTATTACTGCGTCACAGCATGATCCGAACAAACAGGCCATTGTGGATGAAGGCGCAGTGTTCGAAATTCCTAACGACACGCTTAATGGCTACCGCGTTCCGAATGTTGAAAACCTGCGGATTATTAACACCAATTCGGAAACGGTACAGGTTATGGCGACATGGGAAACAGCTACGACGACTAAAAAGCTTGTTTTCGAACTTTATGTCTACTCGGGTGATGGGAAAGTGGTTGCTCAGTACGAAACCGACCAGTTCCGGTATGAGTTTTATGGGCTGGCTTCCGGTAGCTACACGCTGGGTGTTCGTGGCCGCAATGAAAACGGGATGAAAGGTGTTGAAACGCAGATCAACATGATTATCGGTGCGCCACCTGCACCATCCAGCATTATCTGGACACCTGGCCTGTTTTCTGCTGACCTGGTTCCCGTTATGCGCATTACAGCAACGACAGACACCTCGTTTGAATTCTGGTACTCCGGACAAAATCAGGTCGTCAATCCGGCAGACATTGAAGACCAGACTCAGTTCCTTGGGCGCTCTAACCAGTGGACCCTTCACGGCCTACAAGCAGATAAAACGTATTACGTTTATGTCAGAACTAGGAATGCTTTCGGGGTATCTGAATTCGTTGAGGTGTCAGGCCAGGCGTCATCTGATATCCCTGGAATGATAGATCTCATTGATGAGCAGATACGCGAGTCAGACGCGTTTAAAAATGTTCAGGAAGGTGTCGATACCAACCTGGAAGGTATCATGTCAAATGCGCTGGCTAATCACGGTACGGTTGAACATCAGTACCAGCAGTATGGGGAGGTGCGCGCTGATATCCTGGTTGTTAAAACAACGGTCGCAGAAGTGGATAAAGGCCTTGCAGACCTGTCTACCTACGTGCAGGCCCAGGTAGGGGATTTGACCGCAGCTGTTAACCAGAAATTGACGGCAGAAGTAAACAGTGATGGAACAGGAAAGGCGTCCTATACGCTCAACCTCGGGATAGTCAGAAGTGGGGTGAAGTACAACACTGGTTTCGGGATGTCTATAGAGCCATCCGGCGGCGCCTATAAATCTACAGTGGTCTTTGCCGCAGATCAGTTTGGTATTTACTCAGGAAGCGACCCGGGAAATTACCAGGCTGCGTTCTTCGTTTACAACGGCCAAGTCTTTATCAGCTCAGCGTTTATTCAGGATGGCAGTATCGATAACGCCAAGATTGGCAACTACATCCAGTCCAACAATTATGTTGCAGGGGCGCAGGGATGGCGAATTGATAAAAGCGGGACGTTCGAAATTAACGGCGTAGCTGGAGGGGGAAGAATGCTGATATCCAGCACCCTTATTCAGATTTACGACAGCAACAACGTGCTGCGCGTCAGAATGGGGTTATGGTAATGCCACAAGGTTTGCAATGCTGGGATAGTGCAGGGCGTATTGCTGTAGATCTTACTGATTATGCAATCAGGTATATAGGGAGCACTTCTGTAACGTTTGCAGCCGGAGAAACGGTTAAAGACGTTTACTTTTCGGGTATAACTCAGGATGGCTCATTTATAACGATTGTAACGACGGGGGTAACTGCGAATGAATATTATTGCCGCGCTTTTAATGGCGGCTTCACTGCATTCTATTTACCGATCACTGGCAGTCCTGCATTCACTTTAACAGTTGAGGTTTATAACTTTCAATGAGCGGTTTCGAAGTTTACAACAGTGACGGAAAGTTGCTTGTTGACTCTCAAAACAGGTCCACCCTTTTTTATGATCAACGCTCGCTGGGTGCTGTTAACGATAAAGGGTTTTACCGCGTGGATAGCCCGTTCGGTGACGGAAGTACGCTCGGTTTCACCCAGCAACAATTCTGGAATGACGGAACCTTGCGGTGGCTTAAACTGGACGTAAACAAGTATGGTTTACCCGGAGCTGAGCTTCTTGAAGACAATGCAGGCAGCATGATCCGCACGACGAGAAACATCGGAATGCAGAGCGGTTACCTGGATGTTTTCGATGGTGCCGGGAACCTCATCTGGAGCGCAGCATCAGCATCGAAAATGCCCCGGGTTGTTGGCTTCTTTGATGTCCCGGCAAACTATGACCTTCAGAACAATACCTTTGCGTTAAACCTTAGCTTTACCCCGTGGATTCTTGTGAATAACTGCCCCGGAAACCTCAGTGATGATGGAGGAGTAACAGGTTACTCAGGCATTGCTCTGAAGTGGACTGGCTCGCAACTGCAGGGCCGATACATCTCAAAAAATCAGCGCAGCTGGAGCCAGACACTTCAGGGGCGTGGGTTACGAATCCCCATCGCTCAGTTTGTCGGTATTTGATGCAGGTGGAACGCGGGGGTAATGCGTGGCGATCATGTTTTGCTTAACCCCCTTTGATGGCTCGAATCGGTACACGACATTAAATTTATCTGCTTTCTTATAGCAAATATTACTCAGCCGCTTATTAATATGACGGCTAAAAATACCATTGCTGCTATCGGAAATAACGTTAACTTCCCTTTTAACGCAGTCGATGTTGACGTGAATATCACCACCAAGTGATAGGCGTGCCGCATCTACTGGGTAATCCATTTTGAAATTATATTCTCTTTCATGACCAGAGCAGCCAAACATAAGTAATGTAATAGCTGTGATTAGAATACGAGTTTTCATGTAATTCCCTTTTGTTGTTATGGGTGAATTTTAATCTAAAGATGTGTTTTTTCTCAAACACAAAAGGGTTTTTATCCTCAAAAATTTGACCTCGCTCCGGCGGGGTTTTTTATTGCCCGAAAGGAGCGCATATGTCTGCAGGAACTATTACCCTGACAAACGGGTCCGCTATTGTTGGCGGTTCCGGAACCTCATTCGCAACCGAACTCGCCGCAGGTGACTTTATTGTCTCCACTGTGGGCGGCGTTGATTATACGCTGCCCGTTAAATCGGTTGAGAGTAATGCGCAACTTACGCTGGTCAGCAACTTCACCGGGCCAACACAATCCGGCGCAGCATGGTCAGCTGTTCCACGCGTGGCGCTG